GCTGGCGCGGTTGACGTCGAAGCCCGGGCCGTCGATTCGTTACTCGATGAGATCAAACCCGCGGATCTGGAAAATTTACCACTTACGCCAAGCTTACAAAACCATGAAGGCGAACCCATGCACGACGACGACGACACGCGCGCCGCGATGCATGAATCAGCGCCGGACGGCGACACGGTGGCAGTCGATTTTGCCGGCGACGAGAGCGCGACCCCCACCGCCCCGAATGCCGATTGGAGTCCCGCCCATCTCATACATACTATTCCACACACCCAATCCCAACAAAAATCGACCCCCTCCCCTGCGATTTCTGACGCTGAGAGCTTGGAGGCTGAGCTGGAAACACCCCCCTTAGGTAAAACGAAATAAGGAGCCGGGGGGTATATTTTTTGCAAAAAACGAGAACTTTGCTATATGAGTGGTAAATTTACCAGATGCGAGATAAATCGGGAGATGGCACGACGGCCTCGGGTGAGGTATGAAGATTGTTTGGGGGTGGATATGAGTCCGGCGCAGAGAGAGGTATTTTTGATTGTTGATGAGTGGTGGAAGAAGTGGGGGCATAGTCCTACGTTGAGGCAGATCATGGACGTGAGGGGGAGGGGTGGGCTGGCGAACACGAAGAGGTTGGTGGACCGGTTGGTGGATTTGGGGGTTTTGAAGAGGATGAAGAATCGGCGCAGCATCCGGCCTGTGTATGTGAACTTTCGAGAGGTGGAATAAAAAAATGACGCAACTTGATGTTTCGCCTGAGAAGCTGGGGGAGCTGATCAAGAATCTTGATCCGGCGCAGTATTCTGTTTTGTTGGAAGAGATTGAGGGGTATCAGGCGGCGGTTGCTAGGGAGAGGGCGCAGAACAACTTTATGGAGTATGTGAAGGTGATGTGGCCGGGATTTATTCATGGCCGGCATCATGCTTTGATGGCAAAAAAATTTGAGGCTATCGCCAAGGGTGAGTTGAAGCGGGTGATCATCAACATGCCGCCGCGGCACACGAAGTCTGAGTTTGCGAGTTACTTATTTCCGTCTTGGTATTTGGGAAAGTTTCCACATAAGAAGATCATCCAGTGTTCAAACACGGGCGAGTTGGCTGTGGGTTTTGGCCGTAAGGTCAGGAACTTAGTGGCATCTGAACAATACGCGAAAGTATTTCCTGATGTTGCGTTGAGACAAGACTCAAAGGCGGCTGGCCGCTGGAGTACGAATAAGAACGGAGAGTACTTTGCGATTGGTGTGGGTGGTACGGTGACCGGTAAGGGCGGTGACATTGTGATCATCGACGACCCACATTCAGAACAAGAAGCGGCCTTGGCGGCTGGTAACCCAGAGGTGTATCAGAAGGTCTATGAGTGGTACACGTCAGGTCCGCGTCAGCGTTTGCAGCCGGGCGGAACGATTGTTATGGTGATGACGCGCTGGGCTGAGAATGATTTGACGGGCCGGGTGTTGGCTGATGCCATGAAGAGGAGTACTGGGGAAGATTGGGACGTGATTGAGTTGCCGGCGATTTTGCCGTCTGGCAATCCGTTGTGGCCGGAGTTTTGGTCGATCAAGGAACTGGAGGCGCTGCGTGAGGAATTACCGCCGTCTAAATGGAATGCGCAGTATCAGCAAAAGCCGACTGGTGAAGAAGGTGCGCTTGTCAAGCGTGAGTGGTGGAAGATATGGGAGCCTGATAGACCGCCACCTTGCCAGTTTCTTATTCAGTCGTGGGACACGGCTTTTACAAAGTCAGAGCGTAGTGACTATTCGGCGTGTACGACATGGGGTGTTTTTTACAAAGACGAAGACGAGAATGATGTCAACATCATATTGTTGGACGCATTTCAGGAGCGTATGGAGTTCCCGGAACTCAAAGATAAGGCGATTGCCTTGTATCGTGAATGGGAGCCTGATACTTGCATTATTGAAGCAAAGGCCGCTGGAGCGCCATTGGTCTTTGAGTTGCGCCGCATGGGTATTGCGGTATCCGAGTACACGCCAAGTCGCGGCAATGACAAGTTTGTGCGCTTGAATTCCGTGACTGATCTGTTTAGATCGGGTAAAGTGTGGGCTCCAGACACCCGATGGGCACGCGAAGTGATAGAACAGATGGCGGCGTTTCCAAATGCTTCACACGATGACTTAGTGGACTCATCCACTCAGGCACTCATTCGTTTCCGACAGGGCGGCTTTATCAGATTGCAATCAGATGAAGAAGACGACAAGTTTGGAATGAAACGTTCATACGCTTACTACTGAGGTAAAAGATGGCCACAAACATCGACAAAGGCTTATACGCAGCGCCCCAAGGTCTTGAAGCTCTTGCACAAGACGCTCCTGAAATTGAAATCGAGATTGAAGATCCAGAGGCGGTACGCATAGGCGTCGATGGGATGGAGATTGAGATTGAGCCGGGCCGCGAAACGACTGATCAGTTTGACGCAAACTTGGCAGAGCATCTTGATGAAGGCTATCTTGCCGAACTCTCTGGCGATTTGCTGGGAGATTTTGAAGAAGATATCTCATCGCGCAAAGACTGGATCCAAACATATGTTGATGGTTTGGAGTTGCTGGGCTTAAAGATTGAAGAGCGCAGCGAACCATGGGAAGGCGCTTGTGGTGTTTACCACCCACTGCTTGGCGAGGCGTTGGTGCGCTTCCAATCAGAAGCCATGATGTCCACATTCCCGGCTGCTGGCCCGGTTAAGACGCAGATCATTGGCAAAGAAACGCCAGAGAAGAAAGAAGCGGCCATTCGCGTGGCGGCTGACATGAATTACCGCCTGACGGACAAGAATAAAGAGTACCGTCCAGAGCATGAACGTATGTTGTGGGGCTTGGGTCTTGCTGGAAACGCGTTCAAGAAGATTTATTTTGACCCGCAGTTGGGTCGCGAGTGTGCGATCTTTGTGCCGGCAGAGGATTTGGTGGTGCCTTATGGCGCGACAGACCTTGCAAGCGCACCGCGCGCGACGCACATCATGCGCAAGACCGAGAATCAGGTCAAAATTCTGCAATACAACGGCTTTTGGCGTGACGTAGATCTGGGTACGCCTGACGTAACGCTGGACGAAGTCGAGAAAAAGATCGCAGAGAAGCTGGGATTCCGCGCAACGACGGATGATCGGTACAAAATCTTGGAAATGTCTGTTAATTTGGACATTCCCGGGTACGAACACAGGGGCGAAGACGGCGAAATCACAGGTATTGCCCTGCCGTACATCGTCACAATCGACAAATCCAGCGGAGAAGTCTTGGCAATCCGCCGTAATTGGCGCCCAGAAGACAAATTGCAGCGCCGCAGACAGCATTTTGTCCACTATGGCTACATTCCCGGCTTTGGTTTCTACCATTTCGGCCTGATTCACCTGATTGGCGCGTTTGCCAAGAGCGGAACATCGTTGCTTCGCCAGTTGGTGGACGCTGGTTCTCTGGCAAACCTGCCGGGCGGCTTCAAATCCCGCGGCTTGCGCGTCAAAGGCGACGATACGCCTATCGCACCGGGTGAATTCCGCGACGTTGACGTGCCGAGCGGTACGATCAAAGACAACTTGATGACTCTGCCCTACAAAGAGCCGAGTCAAACCCTGTTGCAGTTGCTCAATCAGATCATTGACGACGGTCGCCGCTTTGCCAACACGGCAGATTTGGACGTCAGCGATATGTCAGCCAACGCACCGGTGGGCACTACGCTGGCAATCCTTGAGCGCACACTGAAAGTGATGTCTGCCGTACAGGCCCGCATCCATTTCAGCTTGAAAGAAGAGCTTGGCTTGCTCAAAGAGATCATTCGCGACTACACGCCGAGTGATTACGACTATGAGCCCGAAGAAGGCAAGCCGTCGGCCAAGAAGTCTGACTATGACCAAGTAGATGTGATCCCGGTTTCTGATCCAAACGCATCGACGATGGCTCAGAAGATCACGCAGTACCAAGCCGTTCTGCAATTGGCGCAGTCTGCACCGCAGATGTACAACATGCCGCTGTTGCACCGCCAGATGCTGGAAGTTTTGGGCATCAAGAATGCGCAAAAACTAATCCCGATGGAAGACGACCTCAAGCCCGTCGATCCAGTCAGCGAGAACCAGAACATCTTGATGGGCAAGCCTGTTAAAGCGTTCCTTTACCAAGACCATCAGGCCCACATCGCCGTCCACATGGCGGCCATGCAAGATCCAAAAATCCTTTCCTTGCTTCAGAAGAACCCCATGGCGCAGCAGTTGCAGGCTGCCATGAATGCTCACATCAACGAGCATTTGGGCTTTGAATATCGCAAGCAAATCGAAATCCAGTTGGGTATGTCTCTCCCGCCACAGAAGGACGAGACTGGAGAAGAAGTCCACATGCCGCCGGAAGTGGAAGAGAAACTCGCCCCGCTACTTGCCCAAGCGGCACAACGTTTGTTGCAACAGAACCAAGCACAAATGGCTCAGCAACAAGCAATGCAGCAGGCACAAGATCCGCTAATTCAAATGCAGCAACAAGAACTGCAATTGAAGCAGCAGGATATTAATCGCAAGACAGCCAAAGATCAGGCAGACATTCAACTCAAGAAGCGTCAGCAGGATATCGAGGCCATGCGTACCGTCGCGCAAAACGAGAACGCCCGCAAAAAGGATGTGCTCAGTTTGATTGGCGACGTTGCAAAAGAGCATGCTCAGCGCCAGCATGAGAAGCAAATCCAGCAACGCGAGATCATGGCCGACGGCCTGAAGACAGCGATGCTTGAAAAACTAAAGCCGGAACACAAAGAGAAACCTGCCAAAAAAGGTGAATGATGGACTCGCTTGAAGTAATCGTCAAACAAACAGACGACAAAATTTCTCAACTCAAAGACTACCTATCAAACGGGCGGGTCACAAGTTTTGAGGAATACAAATCCCTCTGCGGTGAGATTCGCGGTCTGCTGATCGCAAGAGGTTATGCATTAGACCTGCAACAACACTTGGAGAAAATGGATGACGAGTGAAATCCTGTTGGCCACAAACGCCGACAACCCTACTATCGTTGGTTCCTACAAAATGGACGCAACGGCAGAGGAAAAAGCACGACAACTACCAGAGCCTAAAGGCTATCGAATTCTTTGTGCCATCCCAGAAGTGGAAAAAGAATTTGAAGACAGCACAATCGGTTTGGTCAAATCTGAACAGACTATTGATTACGAGGAAAAGCTGGCAACAGTGCTTTTCGTCGTGGCTTTGGGGCCAGATTGCTATGCAGACAAAGAGCGCTTCCCAAGCGGTCCTTGGTGCAAGAAAGGCGATTTCGTCATCGTTCGACCGCACGCAGGCACCCGCCTGATGATTCACGGTCGCGAATTCCGCATGATCAATGATGATTCTGTGGAAGCAGTTGTTCAAGATCCACGCGGCATTAAGCGCGCATAAGGAGTAAGCCATGTCAAAAATGGACGAAACAGAATTCAAATTCCCTGACGAGCAAGACGCCAAAGCCGAACAGGAAGAGAAATTTGAGATTGAAATTGAAGACGATACCCCGGAGGAGGACCGCAATAAGCAGCCGCTTCCCAAGGAGATCGTGGAAAAACTCGACAAAGACGAGTTGGCCCAGTATGACGACGAGGTAAAGCAAAAGCTGCTTCAGATGAAGAAGGCTTGGCACGATGAGCGCCGTGAAAAAGAGCGCGCGTTGCGAGAGCATGAAGAGGCAGTAGCCTATGCAAAACGCCTAATGGAGGACAACAAAAAGGTCCGCGGCGTACTGCAACAGGGCGAGAAAGAATTTGCCGAAAACCTCAAACAATCCGCCGAAACCAGTCTGATCTTGGCTCAAAGAGAGTACAAGGAAGCCTACGAAAGCGGTGATGTTGACCGAATCACAGAGGCCACTCAGAAGCTGCAAGAAGCCAATTTCAAGGCAATGCAGGCAAAAAACTTTAAGATGCCCTCTTTACAGGAAGTAGAAACTCCTGTAACAATCAATGCTAAGCCGGACGAGATGTCCGTGCCTGAGCCAGATCGAAAGGCTGTTGCGTGGCAAAAGCGTAACCCTTGGTTTGGAACCAACAAGGCCATGACGGCCTTTGCCTTGGGACTCCATGAAGATCTGCGCGACAGTGGCACAGCCGTTGGATCCGACGAGTATTACAGCGCTTTGGACAAAACATTGCGCAAACGGTTTCCTGAAGTGTTTGGGAACGAGTCATTTGACCAAGATGAGGAGAGTGTAGAAGTTCAAACTCAGCCGCAGCGCAAACAACCCCCAAATGTTGTTGCCCCGGCCATGCGCTCCACAGCTTCAAACAAGATCAAGCTGTCAAAGCGCCAAGTAGCCTTAGCTCAAAAACTAGGCTTAACACCTGAACAATACGCACTTGAACTCAAACGATTGGAGAAATAAAAATGGCACAAACCCGTACACCTCGCGAAGTTGATAGCAGAGAATTCACGCAGCGCCCCCAGCAGTGGACGCAGCCTGAGTTGCTTCCAGAGCCTGACAAAGAGGCCGGCTATAACTATCGCTGGATTCGTGTTGCAACTTTGAATAACGCTGACCCGCGTAACCTCTCGGCCAAACTCCGTGAAGGGTGGGAACCAGTCCGCATTGAAGAGCAGCCGAAATTTCAACTGTTAATCGATCCCAATTCGCGTTTTAAAGACAACATTGAGATCGGTGGGTTGTTACTTTGCAAGACGCCTTCTGAGTTTGTGGCGCAGCGTAATGCGCACTTTGCCCAGCAAACACAAGCACAGATGACGGCTGTGGACAACAACTTGTTGCGCCAATCAGATGCGCGTATGCCTATCTTCAAAGAGGGCAAAACGTCAACATCGATTGGTCGTTCTTCATAACCTTTGGAGCTAAAAGATGGCTTATCCCACAGTTAGCAAAACATACGGTTTCAAGCCTGTCAATCGTCTTGACGGCCTACCTTATGCTGGCGCTATTCGTCAAATCCCCGTCGCGGCAGCTTACGCCACTGCGATCCTTAACGGCGACACCGTCGCTGTTGACACCAACGGCTACCTCGTGGCCAAAACAGCTACCAACTCTGGCGACTCTGTCGGCGTTTTGGTTGGCTGCCAGTACGTGAACTCTAACGGTCAGACCGTTCAGGGCCAGTACTATCCCGCCGCTGCATCGACTTCTACTGCGTTGGCCTTTGGCTACGTTGTGGATGATCCAAATGCAGTGTTTAAAGTCGTGGCTACAAACGGTGCCGGTACTACTACCCCCACCGCTTACAGCCGCGCAATCGTTGGCTCTAACGTTGCCATTACCGTGAACACTGGTAGCACCGCTACTGGCGATTCGTACTACGGTATTGACGGCGCTTCTGCCGCTACCACCAACACTCTTCCCGTCCGCGTGATTGATGTGGTTCCTGACACCGCTACTGGCCCAGCCGGTAACACGTCTACCACCTATTACGAGTTTCTGGTCAAGTTCAACTTGCATCAGTACACTGACACGACAGGTATCTAAGGAGTAAATAATGGCTATTTCACGCGCACAACTACTCAAAGAACTCCTGCCCGGTCTGAATGCACTGTTTGGCCTTGAGTACGCCCGTTACGGCGAGGAGCACAAAGAGATCTACGAAACCGAGACATCGGAGCGTAGTTTTGAAGAAGAAACCAAGCTGTCTGGCTTCAGCGCAGCGCCTGTCAAGCCCGAAGGCTCGGCAATCGCTTATGACAACGGCCAAGAAGCTTGGACTGCACGCTATACCCACGAGACTATCGCTCTTGGTTTCAGCTTGACAGAAGAAGCTATCGAAGACAACCTCTACGACAGCCTCTCTGCCCGCTACACCAAGGCTTTGGCTCGTGCCATGGCGTACACCAAGCAGGTTAAAGCTGCTGCTGTTTTGAATAACGGTTTCACTGCTGGTTACACCGGCGGCGACGGCGTTACTTTGTTCAGCTCTGCTCACCCCTTGGTTTCTGGTGGCACCAACAGCAACATTCCTTCCACTCCTGCTGACTTGAACGAGACTTCTTTGGAAGCCGCCGTGATCCAGATCAGCTTGTGGACAGACGAACGTGGCCTGTTGATCGCTGCTAAGCCTCGCAAACTGATCGTTCCGCCTGCATTGCAGTTCGTTGCGACTCGTCTGTTGGAAACCGAACTCCGCGTCGGTACAAACGACAACGACATCAACGCGCTCAAGAACAACGGTTCGATCCCCGAGGGTTACACAGTGAACCACTTCTTGACCGACACGAACGCATGGTTCTTGACCACTGACGTTCCAAACGGCATGAAGCACTTCGTGCGCACACCCTTGCAGCAATCGATGGACGGTGACTTTGACACCGGCAACGTTCGCTACAAGTCTCGTGAGCGTTACAGCTTCGGCTGGTCTGATCCACTGGGTATGTACGGCTCTGCCGGCGCTTAATCAGTGCATCGACGAAAAGGGGGCTTCGGCCCCTTTTTCTTTTTCCATTTGTCGTGTATATTCACGACACGCCCGGGGCTCCCGGCGCATCAAACTGACCCGGCAGACGATGTACCGATTGATGCGCTAATCTCGTACATGAGGACAATTCAAAATGGCAGTTTCTACCACCCAAAGTATTTGGCGTTCTGGTGGCGGCGATCAATCGCGCACCGCATATTGCGGCACAGGCGTGATGGCCGCTCAGTTCTACATTGCTGACGCATCTGTTGCCACCGCAACCAACGTTGCAACTTCTTCCGCCTCTGGCGCTCCCGCTCTGATTCTTCCTGCTGGCGCAGTTGTTTTGTCTGTTGCCATCAATGATGCAGGCGGCGGCTCTGTTGATCTCGGTACTCGCGGTTATACCAGCGGCACCGTGACTGGCGCAGCTATTGCCAACAACTTGTCTGTTGCCTCTGCCGGTGTTGTCACCAGCGGTTTGACTTTGACAGCTACTAGCGAATTGAGCTACGTGACCGTCACTATCGACACTTCTGGTTCTGGCACTGTTGGCGGCTACATCACTTACTTCGTTGCTGATCCTCTGGTTGGTCAACAGAACGTCTAATAGGAGCCAATCATGGCAGTCCAGTTTGACGTAAAAAGCGCAGAAAAAACAAGTAGCGGTGCGGTGTTTGCCGGCCCTGCTCGTTTGAAGGCGCTCACAATTGCGTACGCTTCTGGCGGCACCGTGGCAATTAAAGATGGTGGTTCAGGTGGAACTACCGTCTGGTCATTTACAGCGCCAGCAGCGGCTGGTTCTGTGCATGTGATCTTGCCCGGTGACGGCATCCTTTGCGGAACGTCTATGTATGCAACGCTTTCAAGCGCAACAGTGAGCGTTGTTTATGGCTGATAAGAAGCAAGTAAGTCTTGAAGGGCGCAAGCTCTTCATTGGCATTCCAACCTACGACGGGAAGCTAAGCATCAAGCTGGCTTACTCGCTTGCTCAGCTTATGCCTGCTGCCATGCGGCACGGCATTTCAATCCGACTTGGCCATGTTTCTGGGTGTTCCATCATCACGATGGCCCGGAACAGGCTAGTCGATGAATTCCTCAAAACAGATTGCACAGAGTTGTTGTTCATTGACTCTGATGTGATCGCGCAAACAGAAGACATTTTGCGTTTGATGGCGCAGAGCGGTGACAAAGATGTCACAGCCGGAAACTATCCACGCCGCGCAAAAGACAAAAAGTTTTTCATGGACCTGTACTTTGACGAGAAGGGCGACTTGGAGTTTGATGGCTCCATGATGCGCATCAATCGCGTCGGCACAGGCTTCATGCTCATTCGCCGTCATGTGATCGAGACGATTGCCGCCAAGTCAGAGTTGTATTTGAGCAGTGATGGATCCGGTCAGGTGGCCAGCGTGTTTGATTTCAAGATTGAAGACGGCAACTTTGTTGGCGAGGACTACTCGTTCTGCGACAAAGCCCGCGCAGAAGGCTTCAAGATCTGGACAGACGTGGAAATCAGCTTGCCTCACATGGGCACAGAAGAGTTCACCAACGACTTCCAGAACGACGTCATGGTCCCATTGTTGGACAACCTACGCAAAGCAAAGTTGAAGGTGGCAAATGGCTAAATCACCAGCATGGCAACGCGCAGAAGGCAAGAATCCCAAGGGCGGATTGAACGCCAAGGGACGTGCGTCTGCAAAGGCACAAGGCATGAATCTGAAGCCGCCTGCACCCAAGCCTAAGACCAAGGCTGATGCAGGCCGCAAGGCATCGTTCTGCGCGCGGATGGAGGGTCACAAGAAGAAAAATACTTCATCAAAAACGGCGAACGACCCAAACTCAAGAATAAATAAGGCGCTGAGGGCATGGAATTGTTAACTTGTACTCGTTGCAAATCGGACAAGCCTGCCTCGTCTGAGTTTTTTCCACCTCATAACAAAAAACGTAATGGGTTGGATAGCTGGTGCCGTTCGTGCCGGCGCGAGTATAGGAACGCTAACAATCGAGGGCTGTTCAGAGATGTCATTTCTGATGAGGCTTTGGCGGAACTAAAAGCTTCTGTAACACAGTGCGTAATTTGTGGAAGTGAAGAAAAGCTTGTTGTTGACCATGACCACAGAACAGGCAAAATCCGGGGATTGCTATGCAACCATTGCAATCGTGGGCTTGGTCATTTTCGAGATGACCCAACACTTTTAGAGTTTGCTGCGCAGTATTTGTTTGCTTCGGCGGATGCGCCAGAATGGGATAAATATAAAGAGCAACATGGAGTGAACTGCTGAAATGGAAATGATGTTATGGAACGTCTTGCTGACTACATTCGTCGGGTTACTGAGTTGGAATCTGAAGGAAAAGTCAGCGGAGCTAAGCCGAATCACGATCCTGTTGAACAGGACGCGGGAAGAGATTGCTCGGGACAACGTGACTCAGGCAGAAGTGGACAAGATCGTGGCCCACTTGGACACCCAGTTTGTTCGTCTGAACGACAAGCTTGACGCATTCATCAAGGAGTCCAGAAGTGCCCTCTAAATCCAAAGCTCAGCACAACTTGATGATGGCCGTGGCGCACAGTCCGGCTTTTGCCAAGAAGGTCGGTATCCCTGAGTCGGTGGGCAAGGAATTTGCCAAGGCCGACAAGGGCAAGAAGTTCAGTTCTGGCGGTGTCTCGGCACGTCAGGGCGTTAACCAGCCAAAAACCCACCACGGGAAAGAGGCGCTTTTTAAACAAGGAGGCCAAATCATGGCTACTGCAAAGACTGTTAAGCCCACTCCTATGGGCAAAGTGAAGACCGCTGCTCCCAGCCGTGATGGCGTTGCCGAAAAGGGCAAGACCAAAGGCAAGCAGAT